GGCCTCGGTGACATCGGGGTGTTCAGCTTCTACGGTAATAAGATCCTCACGTGTGGTGAGGGTGGAATGTTGACGACGAACAGTGAGTCCATCGCCGCCGAGCTGCGGTTCTATCGCGGACAGGCGATGTCGACCACGCGTCGCTATTGGCACACGGCGATCGGCTACAACTACCGCATGACGAACATGCAGGCGGCGTTGGGACTGGCCCAGCTCGAGTCGTACGATGAGCACGCGCGCCTTCGTCGTCAGGTGATGGACTGGTATCGCGACGCGTTCGTCACCGAGAAGTTCAACGTGATACTTCAGGGTTGCGATGAACGCGACAACCGCGCGGACTGGATGTGCGCGGTGACGATACCCACGAACTTCTCACGTAACGAGGTGATGAGAGAACTCATGGACCGCGGTGTCGAGACCCGACCCGTGTTCCCACTCATCTCTGAGATGCCGCCGTACTTCAAGCATCCACGACCGCTACTGTCGGTGTCGGCGCGGACGTCACGTCTGGGGATCAACCTTCCAACGCACGGCGCGTTGACGGAAGATGACGTGAGGTTCGTGGTTCGTTCCCTGAAAGAGTGCATTGCACCTGAGCGTCTTCACTCCCGTATGGAGACCGCATGAGCGACAAGAACGAGAAGGACTACACAAAGCCACAACACGAGCTGCTCACCGAGATGCTTGAGGAGAACCTTCGCCTGGGTGAGAAGAAGGACGCCGACTACAAGATCTATGATCCCGTCATCATGACCAAGGCCGATAAGATCACCATCGGCGACGGCTGCCGCATCGATGGCTTCGTCAAGTTAGAGGGTGGACGGGGTCTAGTACTCGGACGAAACATCCACGTCGCGTCGTTCGCGCATCTGAACATTGGTGGTGGATCGCTGGTCGTCGGCGACGGTGCGGCGTTCGCGTCGGGATCGAAGGTGATCTCTGGTGGAAACACACCCGAGGGTGAGAGCATGTCGGCGGCCGCGCCTCCTGAGCAGCAGGATCTTTACTATCGTGACGTCATCATCGGTAAGAACGCCGCCGTGTTGACCAACGCGGTGGTCATCAGCGTCGACATCGGTGAGGGCGGTATCGTCGCCGCGGGTGGGGTCGCCATCAACCCGGTGCAACCGTTCTCCATCGTCGCGGGTGTGCCGGCCAAACACATCGGGTGGCGCCGACACAAGTTCACGACGCAGTACCCCGGGATTCATCGTGGTTCGATCGCGTGTGACATCTGCTTTCAGAGTGAGAAGGCGGAGGTCCACCAATGAGGTTCGCACTGGGATCTGCGTTTCGGAACAGCGCGGGTCGGCAGATTCGCCGTTACTTCTCGCAGGTCGAGGAGCTGATGGCAGATCTTACTCCCGGAGGACATGAACTTGACCTTATCCTCGTTGAGGGTGACAGCACCGATAACACTCGAGGAGAACTCGTCTCCCGAGCCGAAGCCACCGGACTCAACTTCAACCTCATCACCCGGAACCACGGAGGACCCGAGTTCGGAAGCACCGAACACCCCGAAAGAATGCGAGCGCTCTCGTTCGTTGGCAATGGGATCCTCGACGGTGTTCCGAACCACACGGACATCCTCTTCTACGTAGAGAGTGATCTCATCTGGACATCGCGAACGTTGCTCGCTCTCGCCGACCAGCTTGAGCAGAAGCGCATCGATGTGATCGCGCCGCTGGTGTTCGCGGGTCCGCACTTCTACGACGTGTGGGGCTTCCGTGACCTCGATGGTCATCGGTTCGGACCGTTTCATCCGTACTCACACAGCCTAAAGTTGAGTCAACCGACCGAGGTAGGAAGCGTGGGTTCCTGCCTGGTCATGTTCGGTCACGTCGCGCGCAAGACGCGGATCCCATGTGGTGAGGCGCTCGTTGGGTTCTGTCGCGTGGCACGTGAACACGGATACCGCGTGTGGACCGACGCGCGGCAGCGGGTGGACCACCCATGAGGGTCCACGTTGAACCGGCGTTCACGATGAGTCAAGCGATGTTCAGGGTGGCTCGTCAGCTCGTGAGGTATGCCCCGTCGCATGTGAAGTTTACGCAGCATAAGAACGCCGCGGACTTCCACGTCTTACATGCGATAGGCGCCGACGCACTTGAAGTTGACGAGCCGGACTTCGCGGCCATCCAGTACTGCATGAAGACCGCCGGCGGGTCACTCCCGGCGTGGCAGGACTGGTGGTCGCGAAGCCGAGTGGTGTGGAGTTACTACGGACTTGACACCCCTAAGCTGTATCACGCGCCACTGGGTGTCGACGGCGACACGTTCGTCTGGTCTGAGTCGAGACGCGATGTCGGCATCGTGACAACCGGCTACGTGAGCGGACCCGACGCTGAGGCGATCGAGGAGGTCGCGCTAGCAGCCAGCATGTGTGGGCTGACGACCGTCCACCTCGGACCTGACACCATCCAGGGGATGGAGGTCGCGCCCACAGGTTGGACGAACGTGAACGGTATCACCGATGATGAGCTCGCTCACCTCTACGGACGAGCGCGCTGGGTATCAGGACTACGTCACGTCGAGGGATTCGAGCTTCCCGTGCTCGAAGGTCTCGTCTGTGGCGCGCGTCCCATCGTCTTTGATAGACCTGAGATGCGAGAGTGGTATGACGGTCACGCGATGTTCATACCCGAGTGTAGCGGCGAGGAGCTCGTCAACATCATCGGTTCGGTGCTCATCTGTCCACCACCTCCCGTGACGGAGGATGAGCGTAGGGAAGTGTTGGAGAAGTTCAACTGGGAGACGATCGTTAACAACTTCTGGAAGGCGGTGGGGGTGTGAGGAAGCTGCTGTGGGTGGGGGACGCGGCGGTACCTAGCGGGTTCGCGAAGGTCACGCACGAGATGTGCGAGGTGTTACGGAAGACGTGGGACGTGACGGTCCTTGGTATGAACTACCGCGGGGACCCTCATTCGTACCCATACGAGATCTTCCCGTGTATGCCAGGCGGTGATCCCTTCGGCATCGGTCGACTGGCGTGGATGTGTGACTACGCGAAGCCCGACGTGGTGGTGATCCAGCAAGATCCCTGGAACATACCCGCGTACATCAACCGTCTGAAGAAGAACGCGAAGGAGCTTCTAAAGATCCCGATGGTCGGCTTCATCGCGGTGGACGGACTCAACGTGCAGGGTCATCAGCTCAACGACCTGAAGCACGTCATCTTCTGGACGAAGTTCGGTGAGCAGGAGTGCGTCAAGAGCGGCCTCGAGAAGGACACCTCGGTCGTTGGCTTGGGTGTCGACAACGTGCTCTACTCGCCGCGTGATAAGCGTGCGGCGCGTCAGCGGCTGGGCATCCCGCGACAGTTCCAAGACGCGTTCATCGTGGGTAACGTGAACCGCAACCAGCAGCGGAAACGGTTGGACCTGACCATCCAGTACTTTGCGAACTGGGTCAAGTACTGCGACCCACACGACGCGATGCTCATGCTTCACGTCGCGCCCACCGGTGACGCGAGCATCGAGTGCGAGCAGCTGGCCCAGTACTACGGTGTGAACCATCAGGTCATCATGCACACGCCTCCGGTGTTCTACGGCGTCGCTGAAGACAAGATGGCTGACATCTACAACGCCTTCGACGTGCAGGTGTCAACCACACAGGGTGAGGGATGGGGACTGACCACCGCGGAGGGTATGGCCTGCGGCGTTCCGCAGATCGTTCCCAACTGGTCCGCTCTCGGTGAATGGGCGAAGGACGGCGCGAAGCTCATCGCCTGCACCACACGAGCGGTGACCATCGGTGGCATCAACGTCATCGGCGGCATACCCGATGAGGATGACTTCATCGGCGCGCTCAACATGATGTACCGCTCACCTGAGTATCGCGAGTCATATCGGCAGCGCGCTCTCGACCTCGTGGCTCGTCCCGAGTTCCGATGGTCGACCCAGGGTGAGAGGTTCGCCGCGGTGATGGATACGATCGTTCCCGCGAAGGAGCTCGCGCATGCCGGTTAGGTTAACGGGAACATCGCAAATGAAGGACAACCTTCGAAGGTTTGCGAGCTCATCTGCCCGAGTCATCGCCGGTGCACAGATCGCCGAGACCGAGATCGAGGCAACCGAGGCGAAGCGCCGGACGCCCGTTGACACGGGCGCACTTCGCGGCACGGTGCACGCATTTGGTCCGGTGGAGAACGGAACGACGATCGTCACGGGTGTGACGGCGGGTGGACCCGCCGCGGAGTATGCGGTGCCCGTGCATGAGATCATGGACGCGCATCATCCGGTAGGTCAGGCGAAGTACGTTGAGAGCGTACTTATGGAAAGTAAACCATATCTTTTGGAAAGAATCGCACGACGCGTTCGTGGGAAACTTGGTGAGACGATAAAGTGAGCGCGATCACCGAGGTAGGATCACTCATCGCTCCCGCGATCGTGCCGGTCGCGCAGCTATTCTACGGTAGCCGGGCGAATCTCCCGCCTCTCTCGGCGACCACCACCGATCCTGTGTATGTGACGCTGATTGAAACGGGAGGAGCACCCCCAGAATACACGCAAGATACGCCGGGTGCCGCGTATACACTTACCGGTCTTCAGATCACGTGTCGGGCAAAGTCGTATGTAAGCGCGCGAGAGATCGCACGCCTTATCTACAATGCGCTCTGCCTCGTGAGAAATCAGACGATCGGTTCGACGTGGTACCTCGCCATCTACCCACGACAGGAGCCCTTTGACATGGGGCTTGATGACGTTGGACGCGTTCGTGTCGTGTTCAACGCCTTGGCTTGGAAACGTCCGTCATAGTGACGGATAATAGGAGATCATCACATGAGTGTGAATGCACTTAGCGCGCACGGAACAAAGATCGCCGTGCAGCTGACCCCGGGTGGGGCCTTCACCGACATCGCCGAACAGGGAGACATCACCCCGCCGGCACTGACCCGCAACGAGTTCGAGGCGCTCACGCAGCTGGAGGACATCGACTCATACGTCCTCGGCGTGCTTCGTCGGAGCACCGTCACCATCGGGATGAACTTCATTCCGACGAACAACACTCACGATCATCAGACCGGTCTCTACTACCTGATGATTCACAACACGATGACGGGCTACCGCTTCACGTATCCCGACGGCACGCTGTGGATCGCGTCCGGTCAGATCTCGAACCTGCAGCCAGCGGCTCCCGTCGATGGCAAGCTCGCACTGAACGTCACGCTTCGGTTCTCGGGACCGCAGAAGATCAACACAACGGTCATCTCGTAGGCAAGTGAATGGGGGACACGATGAGTAAAACAGAAGAGGTTAGTGCTGTCGAAGAGTTCCTCTCGTTGGATTCGATCCTCGAGGTGGATGACACTAAGTACGCGACGGTGGAGGTTCCAGAGTGGAAGGGCGCTGTGCGGATCGGTTCGCTCAAGTCGAATCAGGTGCTCCTGTTCGTGGAGTCGAATGAGGATCCGGTGCAGAAGCGAACCTCTGGCCTCCGCCTTCTCGTAGAGAGCTTGGTGGATAAGAACGGTAAGCGGCTGTGCACGGAGGAGAACCGGCAGCAGCTCATCGAACGGTTCAAGAACAAGGACTATCACGTCGTCAATCGGCTCGTTGAGGAGGTACTCAAGCTCAACGGCATGACGGTGAAGTCCCAGGCGGACGCAAAAAACGGATCCGGCGAAGTGGTTCCCGCCGCTTCGCCTTCCGTCTTGCACTAAAGTTAGGACTGGAAGATCCAGATGCGATGCTTCGACGGATGCCGGCGTGGAAGTTCTTCGAGTGGATGGCCTACTCCGAGGTCGAACCCTGGAGTGAGATCCGCGATGACTACCGCGCCGCATCCATCGTGCAAGCGATCGTGAATGTGAACCGGGATGACAAGAAGTATCCCAAGCCGCTTCCCATCGAGAACTTCTTACTCAAGTTCGGAGTGCAGGAGGAGGAAGAGAAACCTAAGCAGACGTGGCAGGAGCAGAAACGCATCGCTCAACTATGGGCGATGATCTTTAACTCGAAGGCGGCATAGATGGCTGATTTCGCAGGTGCGTTGAACATCGGCACGCTCGTCGGTACGGTCGAACTGGATGATAAGTTGTCCATCCAGGTTCAACCCGCCATCGCGAGCATCGACTCGATGAACTCGCACTTTACGAAAACTAACACGGCCGCCGGTGAGGCGGAGAGAGCGCTTAAGAAGGTAGGTACGACCGCGCTCGAGATGGGCAACGCGTTGCGCAACGCGGGCGCGGCCCTATCCATCGGGATCACCGCGCCTCTTACCGCGTTGTCTGTGTTGAGCACGAAGGCGTCGCAGGACTTCGAAGCTGCGATGACGAAGGTTGTGACCCTCTCCACGAACACCGAAGCGGAGATGGAGAACCTTCGGAAGGGAGTGCTCGCCCTCTCAACCAACGTGGGAATCGGACCACAGGCACTCGCCGACGCACTCCTCGTGGTCACCTCGGCCGGATACAAGGGACAAGAAGCGTTGGACATTCTTACCGCTTCGGCGAAGGCGTCGGCGGTGGGACTTGGCGCCACGCAGGATGTCGCGCGAGCGGTCACCTCGGTCATCGCCGCATATGGTGCCGAGAACATTAGTGCGGCGCACGCGACGGACGTGTTGTATAAGGCCGTCGTCGAGGGTAAGGCCGAGGCTACGGAGTTCGCGGGTGCGCTTGGTCCGATCGTTGGTATCGCCGCGAAGTTGGGTGTTAGCTTCGAAGAACTGTCTGGCTTCGTTGCCACGTACTCTCGACTCGGGGTCAGCGCCGACGAGGCGAGCACGGCCCTTCGCGGAACACTTACATCGCTCCTTGGTGAAACACAGGAGGGTAGGAAGGCGCTTCAGACGTACGGTCTTACCGTTGAAGACGTCATTAAGAAGATCGGTAAGCAGGGCCTCGGTGCCACACTCATCGAGCTGTCGAACACGTTCCACGGTAACGCCGAGGCGATGAACGCTGTGTTCGGCAATGTGCGCGCGTTGGCCGGCGTCCTGGGTGTCACGGGCAATCAGGCAGACTCACTAACGAAGATCCTCGCACATCTTAAGAATGGGACGAACGAACTTGATGAGGCCTTTACACGCACCAGTAAGAACAGCTCGTTTACGTGGAACCAGCTGACGGCGCAGGTGCAGGTGCTGGCCATCCAGTTTGGAGACGCTCTCGCACCCAGCCTGAAGAAGGTCATGGATAACATGCAACCCATGTTAGAAGTGGCCGCGGGTCTTGTGAAGTGGTTCTCCGAACTTCCCGCGCCCGTGCAGCAGACGGCCATCGCCTTTGGTGCGGTCGCCGCGGCGTTGGGACCGATCGCACTCGCTGCGGGTACGACGATCTCTGCTATAAGTAAGGTTGGAACGGCCGTTAAGCTTCTCGTCGGCGCCGAGGCGCTCGGTTCGATCGCATCAACGGCGACCGCGGCCGCATCAGGAATCACCAGCATGGGCGCGGCGGCCGTAACCAGCGCGGCCGGTGTAACCCTATTGACGGGTGCCGTGGCGGGCCTAGGCGTTGGGCTCGTCGCCCTCATCGCCATCCGTGCGAAGGAGGCCTTTGACGCGTGGTCAGAGGCCGCTGAGAGCGCTCGTAAGAACGCGGGTGCGTTTCAACAGACGATGGACCAGGCGTCGAAGATCGTGGGCCATCAGGTTACGAACCTTGAAGAAGCGCAGAAGGACATGTACGCGTATGCGGCCGGCCTACGCGGTGTCACCCTCGCGTCCGTTGGTGTCAAGGAGATCACGGGAGATCTCGCGACAGCTTGGACGAAGGGCATGGAAGCGGCGGGTCATCTTACCAACGAGGTAGGAAAACAGATCGTCGTACATCTTAACAACGCGAAGGCGATCCAGACGACGACCGGTGCCATCAAGGACCAGGGCAACGCCCTCGTGAGTCAAGCGCAGATCTACAAGCAGGCCCAGGCGCAGATTGCCAGTCTTACCGGCGCTGAACGTGAGGAGCTCACCGCGGGTAAGATGATGGGTCGCCAGGCGAGCGACATCGTGGCGGCGTTCAACGCGCGGTTCGGTGCGCAGCGTCAGGCTCGCGGCGAGACCCTACTAACGGTCGAAGCGGAACACCTCTTTGAAGAAGCGTTGTCAAAAACGGGTAAGGCCGCCGAAAAGAATAAGAGCGCACTTGATGCGCTTGCCCAGGGTAAGTACGCCGAAAAGTTTCAAGCCGGTATCGCCTCGATAGAGGGCATGGGTCGAGCCATCAGCCTTGGATTGGTGCCCGCGCTTCATGCCTCGGTGGCCGAGGCGAACGCCGCGGACCAGGCCTTTGCCGATCTTCTCGAGGAGAGCGCGAGGGTGCAGGCGATGCACCAGGGCGCGATCGCGTTGGCCGGAATGGGAACTCCCATCGGTGGTTCTGCGATGAACGCGCAGCAGAGCGTCGAACTTCTTCTGCAGCGTGATAAGCAGATGAACGATCAGCTGCGGCAGAACGCGTTGACGACGACGTCCTTCCAGGTCATGAAAGCCATCGAGGCTGGTAACGCACAACGAAATCAGCTTGGGCTGACGGAGGATGCCTACAACGCGCTCGACGATATGGTCGTCATGCAGATCGGCCAGATCATTCGAGAGAACGGTGACTGGGAAGGGTCTCTCAAGGACGTCACGAAGCAGCTTAAGGCGCTGGGTATCGCGATTCCCGAGGATAAGATCAAGGCGTGGGAACAGGCGATGGATCACGCGCGTGATAGCGCGCCCAAGGTATCTCACGGTCTTAAGGACATCGCCGGTTTCTTAGACATTACCGCACAGGGATTTACACAGCTCGCGCAGGTATCG